AATAACAATGCCTTTGTTAAATGACTTAGGTAATTCTGTATAACTGTATTCTTTAGGAGTTGCACTCCAGTCAATCCACACACGACTTAGACTATCAGTATTAATACGATCTAGTTTAGGAATACGTAATGCTTCAACACCTGCTTCGCCTATTTTAACTTGTATGCGAGTATCTTGTGCCGCAACACGTAAGGTTTCTATTGCGAGGCTAGGATACAGCTGATCTCCTACCATGATTACCAATGGCATCCGATGCACTTTACCGTCTACTTCAGGAAATGTATTAACAATACCAATGCCTGCGGCAACACTACTTTGTGGTTCTATGTTTGATAGTAATCCAGGATACTCAACTACTTTGCCAGCTGGATCTTGTCCTACTGGTTGAACAGGACTTCCGTGACTAGTATTTTTATTCTTTTGTCCAGCAATAGTAGGCAATACTGTAGGAAACGCTTGCATTGTACGCCCTAAGACAGCATCTTGTTTGAAGCGATCTTTTTCTGGCATTAGCACATTGAATACAACTAAGCCTGCATCATGCTGATATAAGTCTTGTATGATATCTGCATAATAATCTCTAGGAAATGGAAACTGTCCAAGTTTATCTAGCGTAGGTTCGTCAATATTGACTACACTAACAGGAATATCTTTTGCAGGTTGACTTATTATTAGTCTATCAAAATATAATAATCTAACACTTTCTACAAATGCAGGATCAGCAATTCTTACGCCTACTATAAGAGCTAGTGTTATTAGTGCTGTCCATGGATTCCAAACTACTTTTTTAATTAAGTTTTTGGTTTCAGTTTTCATTGTGGCAAGTCCAGTTTTGCTCTTAACTTTGCGCCTAAACTATTAGGATCTTGCGGTGGTGCTTTATACGGTGGTTTATAATCACCTAAGTCAATAATCTGTTGTCCCTTGGGAGGAGTATGTCTACTATACATACCCATAGGATGGAAACCTTTATATTCTGGTTTGGTACGCAAAACCATTTGTTCAGCTTCCCAACCTTTACCACCAGTTATTTTATACACAGGTAAAGTTGTATCTTCCAAACTACCTATATACCAAATGTCTTTGAACTTTTCATGCTGTGGCTTTTGTGCAGATTGTCTATGTTCAGGTGCCGCACCTTTCTCAATAGCAAATGTATAGCCGCCATGTTTTCTAATATTTTCATATTTAGGATCGGCCATCATCTCCTCGTAAGGAACTACATGCCAGCCCAACTGTGCGCTTACACGTTTGGCTAGTGCATCGTACATTCTTGCACGACTTTTTTCGCTAGCATTAAATGTTATAGTATGTACACCCTTCCATTTTGCCACGTATTCTTTTACTGCTTGTATAACGGTGGCAAAGACTGCGTTTGCGTCACCTCGGCCAGTTACTTGAAACTCATGGTCAACACTAAATTCAAGGTATGCATGTCCGCCTGTTTCAAAGAATGTAATATGTATGGTTTTTTCGCCTAGTTTTGCTCGAGCGTGATTATCGTCGTCCCACTCTATGGGTTGGACATGTTTAGGGTCGAATAGTTCGGGAAGGAATTCTGTTGCTCTCATGCAAATATTTATCTGTGCATTAACTGGTCTACAAACTCTAGAAGTAATGCGTGATGTTGTCCATCATGCCAATGCTTACGCATCCATGTATAACTATCATACCAAAATTTTTCACTTTCTGGATGACAACCTATTAGTCCTATGTTACGTTGTATAATAGCCATAGCATCACCATTAGCATAGGTAGCTACTATTTCAAATTTGGATTTGTTTCCCACTAATGCACAGCCATCATACCAAAACATATTCATAGGTTTATTACGCCAAGTTATTGCTATATTTTTAGCATGTGGACGTCGAGTATCTGCTCCGGGTCTTTTTAGATATTGTTCTGCGTCTACTCCGTCTAATAGATTCAAGTAATGGCTTCCTGCCCAATAGGCGCCCATACAGATACCTAAATACTTGCCGCCATTCTGTACAAAATGTTTTACATTTTGTCCGTTATGACGAAACAAACTGTCGTAACTATCACTATCCCCAAATCCTCCAGGTACAGCAATTAAATCTACATGATTGAAGAAATTATCTTCTACAGGATTTTTACTAAAAATCTTAAAATTATAACGACTGCCTAAGGCTTTCATTATACCGTTTGCGCTTTGTACTGAACACTTAGGATCAGCAATGAATAAAGCGATAGTTTTTTTCATAGTTGGTGATTGTTAATTAACCATCCTAAGAGTAACACTAGCCACAATATACGTAATACATTGTCTACTATTCTCTCGTAGTGATCAATCCACGTTTTTTTCTTTTCTGTCATTTTTTACTGCTGGTTGTTCAATTGCGGGAGGATCGATCCATTTGTCCCACACTATTTGACCTGCGTTCCATCCGAACACAGTAAAGAAGCCGGCACCTACAAAATACAATGCAAACATAGTAGCCCTTTCATTAAGTGCTACTATTTAGCCGGAATCAAATTGTCCCTAAATATTGCCCAAGCGGCTTCCCAAGTCCAGCGCAGGCTTCCTTCATATACACGATTTCTATCTAGTTGTAAACAAGCTGTAACAGCATCTTCTAAACTATCATTCATAAATCCTGTTATGCCTTGATCAACAACATCCTCAGGCCCTTGGCAAGGATAAGCCGCAACAGGAGTTCCGCAAGCCATTGCTTCTATCATAACAATGCCAAATGTTTCCCATTGACTAGGAAATACAAACGCTTCTGCGTTAGCGTAATATTTGGCTAGATCAACTCCTGTCTTGAATCCCGTAAAATGTACATCAGGATATCGTTTCTTATAAGTTTCTAGCATAGGACCATCTCCTACCATAATTTTTAAGTATCCAGGATAATCTAATTCAAAGAACTTTTCTAAATTCTTTTCTTTACTAACACGGCTAACACACAATAAGTATTTTGCCGGAACTTGTTCTCTTAGATTAGGGGTGAATATTGTACGATCAACACCTCGTGTCCAAGGAATAACTTCACCACTAAATCCGTGTGCCTTTAATTCAGCAACCATGCTGTCAGTCGTTGTTAAAACTTTGCCACTATGTTTATGAAACCAACGTACAAAACGCCAAGTAAATGACTCAGGTATTCCAAATAACTTTTTGAGCCCTTCAGGAAACTTAGTGTGATAAGCGGTATTGTGAGGAATATCAGCCAATGAAAGATATGCTCTAGCCCACATGCCAAGAGGACCCTCTGTGGCGATATGGATATAATCCGGATTGACCGACGCAATCTTCTTGCCCATATTCCTGGGATAGCTAATCTTGACTTCGTTGTAGCCAGGGCAATCAATATAGCTGAACCACCCGGGATGAAGAAAAACAACGTTATAACCGTCCAGAAGCGCACACGCTTCAATATTTTTGTACGTAGTGACAACGCCATTTATTTGATCCGGAAGATTATCCGTTATTATCAGTATCGTCTTTGTCATTTTCTCGTGTCCATGTAATTATTTCCCATTGACCATCATGATGCTCAACTAGTGCTGTACAACTTTCAACCCAGTCGCCATCATTCATATAAATGACGCCATCTATTGTTTTGATTTCTGCGTGATGTATATGTCCGCATATTACACCATCGAACCCTCGTTTCTTACAGTAACGTGCTATGTTGTTTTCGAATTGAAACATAAAGTCACTGGCCTTCTTAACTTTATGCTTGAGATATTTACTAAGACTCCAATATCCAAAACCTAACTTGTGGCGTATCCAGTTAAACTTGCTGTTCCATTCTAATACTAGATCGTATAACTTGTCACCTAGAAATGCAAGCCACGGAGCAAGACGAGTAATACCATCAAATAAATCGCCGTGTGTAACAAGATAATGTTTACCGTCTGCACCAATGTGGTCTGTTTGATTATGTATTTCAACAAGCCCAAAACTAAATCCATATGGTATCATCGGTCTTAAGAACTCATCATGATTACCAGCAACATATACAACACGAGTACCACGTTTAGCGTGACCCAACACACGTCGAACAACGTTGGTGTGCGCTTGTTTCCATCGCCATTTGTTTTGTTGGATTTTCCACGCATCAATGATATCTCCTACAAGATATAGTGTTTCGCAGGTGTTGTGTTTAAGAAAGTTGTTGAGCTTGGCCGCTTGTGAGTCACGTGTGCCGAGGTGTACATCAGAAATAAAAATACTGCGATAAGTTTTCGGTGTCATCCAATATTTATCGCAGTATCCGAGTGCTTATGTTACAGATTTATTAAATCCTAACCACCGTCCATTTTGTATCAAATGGCTTACCTTCGGCGCGGTGCTTTAGTATCTTACGGAATTCTTCTTTGCGAAGTTCCATAATTGCATCTTCATCGTGTCGGAAGCAGGCCTTGTACAACTTACGAACTAATTTCGATTGTTTCATGGCAAGTTCCTCCTTGACAAATATTTAGTCATAAAAAAAGGACCAAGGGTCCTCTGTGGATTACGGATTCCCACGACACCTTATCTTGTGCCCGTACTGTATTTATAATTTTGTTAATGACCTTGTGTTACAGTTGCGTTACAACCTGCACCATTCGTACAAGTTTGTTGTAGGCTAAAATTTTGGCTAGTTGATCCAGTTTGCGACACAGTAATGTTGTTAGGTCCGCCGGCGTTTGTCAAACTCAGTACAGCACCCATTGCGGCTGGTCCTGTTTGTGATACACTGGCCACATTACTGTTGCCATATAAGTTAACCGCAACAATATGATTGTTGCCAGTTTGACTAACTGATAGTGCATTGCCTGAACCATTGATAATATTGTACTCTTGATTGTTGTTGCCATTTTGTGCAACAGTTATAGTATTAGTTCCACCTGCAACATTTATAATTGCACTATTAGCTGTACCTAATTGTGTAGTTGTAACATTATTACTGTTGCCAGTAACTGATAATCCTAAGACATTGTAATTGCTAACTGTTAACGATTCACTAGCAATACCAATGGTATTAAATGTGTATCCTTGCCCAGCATTTATAGTATTACCAGTACCTGATAAATTGATACTTTCATAATTGCCATGCCCACTTTGATAAGCACTGACTGTATTACTACTACCAGTAGACTGTGTTATATAAACTCCATTAGTATTAGTTCCAGCATAAGGACTAGTTGGACCATTAGCTGGGCCAGTTACTGTATAATTCCAAGTAGTAGTTGATGTTGTTGTAGTTGTACCAGGAGTAGTAGTTGTCGACCCATCACTATATGTTGTAGTAGTTATAGGAGTTACTGTTACTGTTGTTGTAGTAGGTGTGCTAGTTCCTGTTACTGTATAATTTTGTCCGCCAAAAGTGTAGTTATTGTTAGTAGTAGTTGTAGCACCATCACTTGAACTTGTAGTTGTTGTATTTGAAGTAGTTGTACCAGTAACAGTAGGTGCAGAACTTCCGCTACCACCAGTTGCACCTGCGGCTAATGGTGTTGTAGATCCTGTGCTGGCAAAGTCATTAGTTTGTGCTACGGTAGGACTATTAGTTCCGTTAATAGTAACGCCAGCTGTGTTGTTCATACCCCAATCTGTACTAAACAATGTTCCATTAAAATTGGCATTACTAAAAAAGAAATAATGATGTCCGTCACTGCCTAAACCTTGACTTAATATATGTCCTACACCTAAATCTCTTGCTACGCTTCCATCACTATTGTATAACCACATGTGCCAAGGATTGGTTGAGTCGCCAGTAGCAGTAAAGGCAATATATTGTGTACTTGTTGGATATACTGGACTACCTGTGTTCCAGGTTGGGCCAGGATTCTTACTGTAAATTTGACAATTAGTTCCGCCAGCATTAGTACATGATCCCACGTTCCATTGTGTGTCGGCGATTTGATTGCCACTGAATTTCAAATCTGTAAATGCAACACTAGGTGGTGCAACAGGAACTACAGGAGCAGGAGCGCCGCCTACTGATTGTGTTGCTTGTGGCGCCGCAATCGCACTCATACTGGCACTTGTATTTGGCACACAAGTAAAAATGCTTGTACCGGCCGCGCAAGTACCCATATAAGTTCCTACTTCAATACTAGGATTACTACTAGGATTAGTTCCTGACAAACTAAAACTAATATGATAAGTTGTACCAGCTGTTACATTTATACCTTGATAGATACCATCGTACGAACCTACAGCACCATCGTACCATTGACCGGGACTCCAACTACCTGCCGCACTAGGGTATGTTCCATTTTGATACCATACTCCCCAATCACTAGGTGCTTGAATATACTGTGTTCCATAATTTGTAGTGTTTACTGACAAACCACCGCCGTATTGTAAGTTGCCGTTAATTAATAAATTAGTAGAGCTATTGCCTGCGGTTACATCTGGATTAGTAAATGTCCAAAATCCTGGATCTTGTCTAAAAGCAAATCCCACATAGTCTACTCCCGAAGTTGTAGGAGTAAATGAATAATTGTATGGTTGTGTTCCGTATGAATAATTTAGAACACTACCCAAGTATCCAGCAGGAAGATCGCCTGCTTGACTATAGGCGCTGAAATGAATTCCTATTAAAGAGAATAAACAAATTAAAAAACGTTTCATTTGTAACTCTGATTGATTATTATGCTACCATATGCCTTAGTACTACTAGAAAAATTATAAGCATCAGTAACACGATCTTGTGTTACAATCACTAGCACTTGGCTGTCTGTTGGTAATGCTATGTTAGCATAATTATGACCGTTAGCACTCAAACTAGCATATCCCCAACCTAATTGCTGTAATGTGGCGTTGTTGTCTTTGTGTATTTCAAATACATTAGGATCACCGCTGGCGGCATTGCTAACATTTACACCTGCGGCTTTAAGAGCACTAGTATCAATAACTTTGTTTAACAAAGCCGCTTGTTCTTGTTGCTGTTGTTCACTAGACTGTGCTTGTTGTTCACGTTGTTGTTGCTGTTGTTGTGCGGCCGCTTCACCACTAGTTGGATTGTTATTTTCAGAGCCTTGTGCTTGTTTGTTATCTTCTTTTTTATCTACACTTTCTTTCTTTCTAACATCACCTGTTTTTTCAGCGGCACTTCTTGCGGCCTGCTGAATAGTCATACCAGTTGGGGTCTTAGGTGGAGTTATCATCAAGTTATTACCAATAGGAGCGCCGCCTAGGTCAACAACTACCGGGCCCATTGGTGCATCGTCTTGATTCATTACCATTGCCGCTTCATAAGGTTTAGTCATGTGTATAATGTGCCCGCCTGATTGTACATCAATAGCACCACTACCGCAGATTAAGCCTTTTAAATTAATGTTATGTTCTATTTCACAAGTTGGCATAAGAATAACAGTACTTGCACCTGTTTCGCCAACCGCCATAACAAAATCGGTCCCACGAACCGCAATAGCGGCTGTGGGGGTCTTGATGTTCACACTATTTGGATTATTGTGAGCAATATTACCAGACACATAACGTACTGTGCCTTCCGCGGCCTTAAGGCCAAGTTTACCACCTTTAGTTTTAGGATCGTAAACGAAATCGTCTATGACTAATGCGCTACTTGCCGTTACTCGCACGGTTGTATCGTCTTTGAATACTATCTTTACTTCGCCTGCTTTTGCCTCTACTCGATCATTCATTTCCACCAGAGTACCTTTCGAAACAACGACACTGGAACTGCCACGTTTAATAATGGCAATTCCAGTGACATCCGTTACCGAACCAATGTCCGCCACAGCCGCTGTTGCGACTAACAACAATGAAAGGGCAAAACATTTCACAGCTACTCCTTAGTGACTATGTTGTGTAATATTAAAACTACCGCCGTTAGCAGTTGCTTGAATATTTGCTACGTTACTATATGTGCCTGTTTGACTGATATTAAAAGTAGTGCCTGTACCAGTTTGAGCCAAATTAATACTGCTAGCGGTTGCGCTAGTTTGTGTTAAGTTGATTGTGTTGTTGTTACCGCTAACATCTACTAACTGTTGATGTCCGTCACCAGTCATTAAGCTGTTAATAGTATTGCCGTTTCCTTGAACATTAGCACCACTGATTAAGTTAGCACCGTTGCCTTGGAAGTTTAGTGTATTGCTATTACCAGTAAATTGCCAGTTAGCTTCAAATGCGTTACATGTAACACAAGTAATGTTTGCTGAATTACTATTGCCGTTTTGTAATAGGCTTACTGTGCTACTACCACTAGTTGTGGTCAATGTCAAAGTGTTTACACTATTCAAATTTCCTGATTGAATAATATTTACAGTTTGATTACTACCATTCAACATAACAGGGTTAGCTGTTCCGTTACCATAACCGATTTTATTGCTGTTGCCATCTTGTGTAATACTTACAGTTGGAGTGCTACCACTTTGCTGTAAGTAAACAATGTTGGTTGTAGCATTGCTTAATGCCGTTGTTACGCCTGCGACAAAATTAGCATCAGTGGCTTGTACGGCCGCTGGTATAACTGTTGCTGTTGGCGCTGTTGGCGCTGTTTGTGACCATGCAGTTTGTGCCAAGATCATTGCTGTGGCTACTGCTATTATTTTTATTTTCATTTTTGTTACTCTCCGCGGGCTATTAACCCAAATAAACTTCTACAAACCTACCTTTACTAAAATATTTAATATGAAGTATCTAAAAGAAATACTCCGCTGTTATTTTTTCAACACTTCAGGTGTGGGATTTTCAACAGGTGTTGGATTTACAACACTAGTCTTAAAGCGCCATAGTCCCTGACGCTCGCCTTTCTTAATCAATTCAACAACACCTTGTTCAATGGCACTACGCAATGCATAGTTTCCTGGCTCATTGAAACTTTGGCTTGAATCAAATTCAAAACTGTCTGTGTTTTGATTAAAGAATTTTAATGCTGTAATACCATCTTGTGTACTCAATAAGTTCTTTTCAATGGTTACTGTTGTTAAGATCTCGCCAGTTTGTACACTTACTAATCTCAAGCTGATGACAACTTGATCTTGTGTATACTGCGTGTACGGACCAATTCCAAATACAGCTACTCCTGTACCACCTGTAAGAACGTTACTATTATAATCAATAATACCGCCTTCAATAATTACACCAGCCATAGTTAATGGAGGTAATAATTTAGCATTTTGTCCTTCATAGATCTCACGTGTTTGTTTAATCATTTGACGTTCTTTTAACAAGTTGTCTAGGCCAACACGTTCTACAACTGTAAACCATTGACGATTACCAGCTTCTTGTAGGGTCTTAATCATGTATGCTTCAGCACCTTGTGTAACGGCTGTACTGAACAAACTTAGTGTTTGGCTATTTTTACGTTGCCCTGTTAAATCTTTGAATCCGTATACAGCTACAGCAATCGGAGCTCCATCTGGTGACGGTAGTCGATCAATTTCCTTCGTCATATTCTTACTGACAGTAGGTTGATCCTGAATATCTACTTTACCCAATGGGCGTACGGTACTGCAACCTGCCATCATTGCTATTGCAAGGGCTAGTGCTGTTAATTTTAATACTTTCATTTATCTAGCTCTCCTTAAAATGCAAAACTGGCAATCGGCACAGTTAATGTTGTGTTTTGACTAGCGTCTGCTTTATTTGTTACTTTTAATGTAACACTACTTTGTCCGTTATAAGCAGGATCACTTACAGTTTTGAACCAGTTAACAGTAGTGTTAGCATCTACGTTAAATGTTCCTGTTGTAGCTGGATTGCATCCTGGAATAGCCGCGCCACTGGAATCTTTGCAAGTTGAAAATAAATTATTGCTCAACTGTGTAGCAAGTTGACTGTATACTTGACTACTGAACAAACTCATAAATTTAGATATTGGAGTATTTGCGGCATCAGCTTTAGCCTGTGCGGCGGCGGCATCGACTTTACTTTGATTGGCAGCTTTATTATTCATTTCCATTTGTTGTAAAGTCAACACTTGGGTAGCCCAACCATTCCCGCTGAATGTTGGATCTTTGAATTGTTGTACTAATTCTGCGTGTGCAAAATTTGCAGTCAGTATGCAGAAAGTACTGAATACCAGTAGTTTTTTCATGAGTTTCGCTCCTCTATACTTTATTTAAGTACATCCGAACGGTATTAAAGTAGTACTTTAATACGACAGTAATATTATAATTTTAATAAGAGAGCGGCCATCAACAAATATGTTACTTGATGTGCTAATTGATCAAGACCAAACTGTGCCCAAAATATAGGTTTTGTTTGATCTTTACTGCCAAACTTAACTTTGACAAAGTCGATGTGATAGTGTAGTATACCCTCTGCAATACATAACCACATGATTGTAAAAGGATTTGTAGTATAGAAAAAACTAAAGACAAGTAATGCTACTAGACTTGTCCAGACATGGTCAACGCTATGGCTGATGCCAATAGGGTCACGATAGATGCCCTTATGCACCGTTTGCTTGTAAGTTTGTATTACGAAATCAGCGTAGCAATGTTTGATTTGAAGTAATAGTAATAATATGAAAATTTCCATGTCTAGTATTTATAATACTACATGTTAACAAAAATTACAACTGATTTGGCAGAATTACTTGCGTTTTTTGGTTTCTGTTACAATTTCATCCGGTTCATCTACATATGATTTTTTCGATGATGGAATATTTGAAGTTGTGCCAGATATTGTTCCAACTGGTGCAAGTCCTGGAGTTGTAGGCTGACGTCCAGTCCATTGTGGGAACTTATCATGTTTAACTGGTTTAATAGTTAACGGTTTAGCTCCTGCTGGAGTTTTAACCGGTTGTGCTGTTACAGGTTTTTGAGGAGTTGCATCTGCGGGTGGAGGAGCAATAATTTCTCCGGGATCTTGTTTATGTTTTTCTATTTTAGTTAATTCACTCATTAACGGACCTTTGGTGAAATAATTACTGGATTTTGTTGCACCTTGTGTATATCTAATTTCTGCAAGGGCTAAACCAGTCGCTCCTGTATCAAAAAACACTATCTTAGGTTTCTGGCTGGCTTTTCCAACCACAAGTTTTACATCTAAATTGATACCTTTATTAATCAATTGTTTTTTTAATATGGCAAAACTGTGCATGGTATAAGTGCCGCCTTTAAAACTCAGCAGTTTTAAATTTTTATTCACACTCCATGTATTAGTTTCTTTATCTAATTGTTGTGAACCTTGTTTTTCAAGAAAATCAGCTATTTTCTCTATGATGGCAGTTTCTTTGTTGGCATTGGATTCAGCCAAAATAGTTTTTAATTGATTATAGGCTTGTTTATATACATTATTCCAAAAAGATATAATATCATTTTTGCCTTTCAAAGGCATAACCACACTCACACCCAATTGATTAAACATTTCATTGGCATTTGCAAGCCACACATCTGGTTTGGCTTGCAACCCTCCTGAAGTCATTTGTCCTATAGTATCGCTGTCAGCTTTGAGACTGATATCTACATTTTTTAGATCACGTTTGGTTTTCTTACCAGTGATGGGGTCAGTCTCATATACCACTGCTTGTACATCAGTTTTACGTTCTTTTGAACCGCCAACTCCGTCACTGACAATTCTAACATCATCCACTTTGCCGTTGCGGTAAAAATAATTGCTATAACGTTCCGCATCTGTACCGTTGCAATATTCTAGAGCACTGCTGAACAAATCTTGAACACGATCCCAGTTGGCTGGGGTTTTAATAAAAGCCATGCTGTTGGTTGGCAATCTTAAATAAAAATTTACATTGTCAGCAATTTCGCTATTTTTATCATTTACTCTAACAACCATGGTGTTATCGCCGCGGGCCACTGCCTGATTCAAAATATTCTTGATATCGGTTATATCAATTTTACCAATTCTATCGCCGCCACGTTTGACCAATTTCGCAGTAAGTGCCGCACCTAACAAGCCTTCTGCAATATCACCTCTATTGAAGGATTCGTAATGTAGTAACAGTCCTTCTATTGTTTTGACAGGACCTTGTATTAATAGAACTGAGTTGTCTGCTCGTCTAAAAAACAATGAATCACCGCCTCTGCCAAGTATTACTGGATAAATTTCATCTGTTTTTTTGTTAACGGATTTGGGATCAATCCATTCTAATTTTTCATCGTTTTCCAAACCAGGTACAGCATCTAATATTTTTTGTACTCCGCCTTTCATAGCGGTAGGGCTGTCCTTGAGACGAACAGCATGGCCGTAGCTGTAACTTTTTGCACCTGAAACTAGGCTGGCTTCTGATAAAATGTCTAAAATATGCATAGTACAATATTTATACTATTTCAGGGAAGAGACATTCCTGTATGAATGCGTGTACATCGTCCTCATTTAAACCCAAGCTAGCCATAACTCGGGGAGTATGTGGATTTTGTTTTTGATTATCGCAATAATAGTTTTGGAAACTGGTAGTATCTGCTACAGTATGGTTAGTTTCACCCACAGAGTCCAAATAATGCGCTAGGGTAGTTCTAGCCATTTCTGTAATCTGATCTAACTCTGCTTCATCGCTAACATTGCCTGCGGCCACCATGTGTTCTGTAAAAATACGCTGTGCCCAATCAGGCAAAGCACGTGATTTACGCCATTCTAGTTTGGCAACTTCAGAACCAAACCATTCAATCATAGGATGGAATGTATCGCCTGCTGGACTGAAATCGTGAAAACAACCAGTTATTTTGTTCTTGCCAGCTATTACATCAAAGCCAAATATAGGAGCAGGGTTGTGAGTATGTGGGAAGATGCAACAATGCATCATCCAGAGTCCTTTTGAATCTCTCGCATCAACCACGTCAACGTGAGCACGGCGATAAAGATCAGAACTCCATACACGATTAATCCAGCCAGGCTGATTGAAGCGATCCATTCCAGGCTCAAAGATTTCAGTGCCAGTCCTGCCAAACTCAGTCTCCAATAAATGTTGAATATTTATTAGAGTATCCCAAACTTTACTTGAGTTCATCGGCAATTTCTAACATTTCTTTAAACAGTTGGGTAGCAAATCCAAAGCATATATTTGCTTCATCTGCCATATCATCACTAATTTTAGCACGAATCGCTGTTTTAATTTCTTCAGGATTTTCAAATTGATACATACGACCACTACCAGGTACTCGTTTAGCAATCATTTGGCCTCCAGCTAAATCTCCCATATGGCGTACATATAAGTGTGCCATTAATTTATGGGGATCATGCTTAATACTCATTATGTGATCTAAGTATTCTTGAACAACTGGACAAATCTTTGGTGCTTCAGTACTATCGGATCCCCATAGTTCCATAAAGTCACTTAAAATATAAGGAGCTCTACGAACATCGGGCATATCACTTAGTAGTCCATGTGTCATTGCGCATACTTCTAATAACTCATAGCACGGATGTTGATTCTTTAAAAATGTAGCATAGAGTTTTGGATCCATGTTACCGGAAAACAGAATTTTTACAAATTCCTGACGTTCAGCATTAGTATGTGCTTCTTTAGTGAGATCACGTAAACTCATTCTTCTTCCAATTTAATTTGTAAAGGATGGTTGTTAGTTCTTGCCGCATTTGTAGCTTCTACTGCTTTAGCTTCGGCAATTTCAAAACTATATGTTCCAGCAACACCGCTACCTTGCTCGTGTATTTGAAGCATGATATCTCGGGCTGTGTTTTCGTTATGTCTAAAAACTTCCATCAACAATGATATTACAAATTCCATTGGGGTGGAATCATCGTTCAATAGGATTACTTTCCAACGCTTAGGTTCACTGATTACTACTTTAATCTTTTCTTCTAATTGGATATCAGTTGTCGACATGTTTTCTCTTTCTATTAAGAGGGGGAGTTTCCTCCCCCGGTTGATTATTTAATTTCGATTTGTCTTGGCTTTAGTGAATCTGGAATGATTCGTTGAATATTAATAATCAACATACCATCCTTGACTTCTGCATCCTTGACTTCCATGTACTCTGCTAAAGTCCATGTTTGTTCAAAATCACGGCTAGCTAGACCTTTGTGCAAATACTCTTTAGTAGTTTCATCTGAAACTTTTTGAGTACCGCGAACAACAAGTTGGTCTTGGTCTACTTCTACTGTGATTTCTTCTTTACTGAACCCTGCTACTGCTACTTCGATAGCATATTCACTATCACTAAACTTCACAATATTGTGTGGAGGATAGTTGCTGTTTTGTAATCGAGGATTATTGAAATATTGATCAAATCCTACAAGGGCTCTGCTGATCTGTGCTAAGTCAGCTGGGTTAATAGTTCTTAGTTGCATTTGTGACATTTTGGTCTCCTTATATTAAGCAAGAACTCTGTAGGGCCCCACCATGGGCACCCTACACGTTTATTATACTACTAGTCTGTCTGTGTGTCAAACTTCTTTGAACGCCGCATCAACTGTTTGGCCTTCTGCAGGTTGTGCACCGGTTGTATCAGTTGCTTGCGCTGTTTCAGCGGCTTGTTTCTTAGTTAAGATTGGGCCTGCTGATTCAAACAATTTGCTCATGCTAGAATTGATAGCTTCGATATCTTCTCCTGCAATCGCATCACGTGCGCTAGTGACTGCTGTTTCATATGCAGTCTTTTCTTCGTCGGTGATTTGATCCTTGTACGTATCAAAATCTTTGCCCATTGAGTGCAATTGACTTTCTGCGCTATTACGTGCGTTGATTAATTCTGCGGCTTTCTTATCCGATTCAGCATTGGCTTCCGCTTCTGCAATCATACGCTCGATATCTTCTTTGCTTAGTCCTGAATCACTCTTAATGGTAATCTTGTTAGCCTTACCAGTTTTCTTATCAGTTGCACTAACATTCAAAATGCCGTTAGCATCGATGTCAAGTGTAACTTCAATTTGTGGCATGCCGCGTGGAGCAGGATCAATACCTTCTAGATTGAATTCGCCAAGCAATTTATTGTACTTGAACAAATCACGTTCACCTTGTGCTACTTTAATTGTAACAGCTGGTTGATTATCATCTGCTGTACTAAATGTTTGGCTGTGTTTAGTTGGGATAGTTGTGTTCTTAGCAATCAACTTGGTAAACACACCGCCCATTGTTTCAATACCCAAGGTCAATGGTGTAACGTCTAACAACAATACGTCTGTCTTGTCGCCTGCTAGAACAGCACCTTGTACTGCGGCACCTGCGGCAACCGCTTCATCTGGATTAACATCCTTACGTGGAGCCTTGCCAAACAATTTTTCAACTGCGGCTTGTACTGCTGGCATACGTGTTTGTCCACCAACTAGGATAACTTCGTCAATGTCTGCGGCTGTAACTTTAGCATCGGACATACATGTTTTGCATGGCTCAATTGAACGTTGAATCAATGCTTCGACCATAGCTTCAAACTTGCTACGGCTAATTGTTACGTTCATGTGCTTAGGACCGGTTGCATCTGCTGTAACGTATGGCAGATTAACTGTAGTGCTTGCGGCGCTGGACAATTCAATCTTGGCCTTTTCTGCGGCTTCTTTTAAACGTTGCAATGCCAGTACGTCTGTCTTAAGATCAATACCATTTTCTTTCTTAAATTCTGCTACCAAGTGATCCATAATAGCTTGGTCAAAATCTTCACCGCCTAGGAATGTATCACCGTTAGTAGCAAGTACTTCGATTTGTTTATCACCATCGATGTTGGCAATTTCAATAATTGAAATATCAAATGTACCACCACCTAAGTCATATACAGCAATCTTACGATCACGTTTATCTGCCTTATCAACACCGTATGCTAGTGCGGCCGCTGTTGGTTCATTAATAATACGTAGAACTTCTAAACCAGCAATTTGTCCTGCATCTTTAGTTGCTTGACGTTGGCTATCGTTAAAGTAAGCTGGTACAGTAATAACCGCTTGTGTTACTGTTTCGCCTAGATAGTCTTCGGCAGTCTTTTTCATCTTGCGTAGAACTTCTGCTGACACTTGTTGTGGTGCTAGCTTTTCGCCGTTAGCTTCGATCCATGCATCACCGTTATCAGCTTTGATAATAGTGTATGGCATCAAGTCGATGTCTTTTTGCACAGCTTGTTCTTCGAACTTACGTCCGATTAAACGCTTACTTGCGTAAATTGTATTCTTTGGGTTTGTGACTGCTTGTCGTTTTGCTGTTGCGCCTACTAAAATTTCTTTATCTGTATACGCAATGATTGATGGTGTTGTTCTAGCACCCTCGCTGTTTTCAATTACTTTAGCAACTCCGTTTTCTAAGATTGCCACACAGCTATTTGTTGTACCTAAATCGATACCGATGATTTTGCTCATAATTTTCTCCTTAATTAAGCAAGTAAATTCGGGCACCATGCCCTATGTACTAAACCCTTACGGCGTTTCAGCACGTAATTATTTATCTCTCAAGAAATATTTTCGTTGAAAATATTTGACCATTTTTTAAGTTTTTCTACTTTAGCCTGACTAGCTAGTTCAATATTAGTATAGCTAACAATGTCCAGTTGTTGTAGAATATCTATCATAGCCATTAAATCGCCTAACTCTTCTTCCAAGTGTTCCCTATTAGTTTTGGGTTTTCCTGGTTTAAAATTATCAAGTCCAAAGCGGCTGATTTTACTTATCGCTTGTATAACTTCTGCGCACTCTTCTTGGAGAATGTCCATTACTTCTTTAGTTTGACTGTTCATAAAATATATTCTGAGAATGTTAATGAAAATAAAAATTGGGCTTTAGAATTACAAGGAGTAGCTGTGAACCATTTTTCGCCATCCTCCATTTCAACGATGTAGTTGTTGTTGCAATTCCATTCAGTTATTTCCCACCAAATATCGTTGGATTTTTTAATTTTAATCATATTACCTCTGATTTGCAAATGGGGCAATATATTTGCCTTCTGTTGTTGTACTAGTACGTAGTGTGTTATAGACATTTTGAATGCCTACTGCCTGGTTCCACGCATCCTCTAAAGCATGGTGGGCCGTAACTGGCGGGCGTTGTGGATTAATTCCTAAATCAAATGCTGTACGTACATCTCGCACTTCCCAAAACTTCCAAGGGATAGCACGATTAATTTTACGGAATACATGTTCGCAAATGATAATATCAAAACAACTACCATTTGACCAAACACGTTTAGCACCCCAGCAGAATTTGTATAGTTGTGCAAATGCATCTTCTATATCAATTCTTCCTTCGGGGTCAAAGGCAGCTTCTTGTGCCTCTTTGCTTTGATTAGCCCACCAAGCGATTGTATCATCGTTAGTAGTTAATCCAATACGATCACAACTATCTAAATCTACTTTACAATAAAAACTATCCATTTTTGGTTCTTTAACTTCGGAACCAAATGGATCGAATTTTACAGCACCAATTGTTAAGATAGCCGCGTCGGGAGTTGTATTTAGAGTCTCCAAATCTATCATAATGTCGGTATTCATACTAACATTATAACACCTTCAATTCAATGTGTCAATAGAGTTTTGGTGGTAATTGTTGATCGCGAAGTTTTTTATTCCAACGTGCTTTGGCGGCACCTTTTTTACGTTTGCGTTCAGTTGTTGGTTTTTCGTAGAATTCTTTGGCACGTAAGGTTTCTAAAGTTCCAGCTTCTTCAATTTTTCGTTTAAATCGTCGTAGAGAAACATTAATATTTTCACCATCCTTTACAGTAATGCCAGTACCTTTATTCTTCTTGTGTATCATCGTCTTCGTCTTGTTGTTCAGTTGCATTTTTAATTTGTTCGGCTAGCCAATCTAAATTATATATGCGATTTTTACTTATCAATTTATAAGGAACTAAGTCGTCCATTGTTATGTAATGGCTGTTCGGATGAGCAAGTAAACATGTTACAAACAATTTGGTTATTGGATCGCAATTATCGATATCAATAATTAAAACTTCTACTTGCTGTGCAATGCTTAATAACCAATCAATATCGTAATCATCTTGGTCAAACATAAAAACATTTACATCTTCAACTAAATGACTTAGAATTGATTGAAATTGTTCTTTAACTGTATTAGATGGTTTGACTAATAGATAACTTAAACTCATATTGAATAGTTTATCCGGCGGTGTTATCAGTGTTATTCGACCTAAGTTCATGTATTCGCTCTTCAAAGTATGTTATTTTTTCTAAAGGATAGTCACTAAAGCGTGGACCATACTGTTTGGTTTCTTCCACAAATGCAGCCAATTCAGGTTCTGTTGTAGCATCTACTGTAAAGTCTGTAAATTTATGGTCACTGTACTCTTTATATAATTGATCTATTGGATTTATGCCTATTACTCTTGCCCATAAACTGTTTGGTTTTTGTTCTTGATTTTGTACATAGCCTACCGATTCTTGATTTCCATCTGTCCCTGCTCGTTCTTGATCATGTAAGTCTTTTTTTTTGATTCTTCATCTAAAGGCACTTCTACACCTTGTTCATTGATGTATGTTTCACCCGAAGCTAATCTTTCTTCTAGAGTAGATTCTTCTGCCACTTGACGTTCTGCTTCTTCGATCATTTTATTCCATTTTTCCAATTCGCTTTCGTCTGTCATCGGAATCGAACGTTCACTGTCAGCAGTTGGCTCTGGCACAGGATCTGGAAATAATGGAGGTAATGGCCCAATATCTCTAGATACTTCTACAATAGTATTGTCCACTGGAGTAGTCTCCAGTTCTTCGGCTGTCGGCTTTTCACCAACAAACGTATCCAATTCTGCAATAGTAGGATGTGCTTGTTCTTCTTTTTGTTCTCGAGCCCATCCAAATGTCATTTGAGCACCCAATAACATGATAACTGCTAGCGGATCAAATACAATAACAATTAAGATGATGATCCAAGTAACGGCTCGTTCGAGCATGGAGGCATCTGGTGTGGTACCATAGATAAAGGCAGCGATATACTTAATAGGGCCAACTTCGGCATCGACCTTGCGTACTTCTGCACGTATTGGAGCCGCTTCGTCGTTAAGACTAGCAATAAGTTTCTGTTGGGATTCAATGTCTTTGGCAAGCGAAACCCTGTCCTTCTGCTGACTCTTACGTACAGCGTTGGCTTTGTCGGCACCTTTTTCATCCGACGAACGACCCATGATCTGGTCCACTGCCTCATCCATCTGTTTAAGTTGTTTACGGTCGGCTTCGATATTTTCTTTGGCAGTTTTGATCTTTTCATCAAAAATAGCGATTTTGCTTTGAACGTCGCCCGATACAAGGTTTTGGTCATTATGTGCTTTCGAAAGGAATCCAAAAATACCCATTGAGGTAATGAGCATTAGTACTACAACCGCAATGGTCATATAGTATCTCATGAAACGTGGAGCACGTTCCCAGTTGGCTTTTAGCCAAGAGGCGCAGACAAGTTTGCCGACTTCTAAAGCCGACCCCATAATTATAATTGGAATTACTGCCGCAGAGAATATTGCGGTGAGACCTACTACACTATAGTAAATCGCCACTGCTGAAATTGTTAGACCAGTTAAAAGGAGTAAGTAAGCTAATATCATCCAGTAGCGTTTTCTAAATTAGATTAAACAGGAGTTCCAGACAATGTTGTGCCCGATACTTGTGTGACACCTACAGTACCAAAAATATTTGATGCTGTAGCACTTGGAGCAACGACAGAAATCTTTTGTTGACTGTCGCCACTTGTTGGTGGATTAAATGTTCTGTATGTACGGCTAGTAGACTGCATAATTGCGTTAGTAACAATGTCTTGTATTGCTAACGGAATAGTAGTAACTGCTGTTCCGCCAATGCCAACATAGGCTGTATTACCAGCTAGTCCGTCTGCATTAGTGTATGTACCACTTGTTGATTGTCCAATTGATTTTAAATAATTGTTCCACTCACCTAATACAAATTCATCTCTGAAGAATTCTACAGTGAAAGCAACACTGGTTGGCTGAGTGGTAGCATCTGTACCGTTTGTGTTACCACCTACGACCACGTTCAAAATGCGGCAGTCGGCTACATTGTCCAATCCGTTTAGAATGTTATTCCAACGTACATTTCCTTGTGCTAGGTATGTAGCTTGAGCGGCTGTCATTGTAGTAGCATTGGTGTATGCTGAGTTACTCCAATCGTATGGGTTTACACTACCGTTTTGCGCAACTGTTCCTGACGCATTTGGGTAATATGTTGTATTTGTCATAGTTAACACCACGCGGTACAACCCTGGTGTTATTTGATTACTGTCTTGTTGGTATCCTGATCCGGCCATAATTGCCTACTCCTAGTTTATTAGTTATATTTAGCCACAGAATTACTTAAACACAATTAAAGCAAGCATAGCCGCTTGGCAGAAAAAGCCAAAACCAATGGTTACAATATTCAAAAAATCTTTTTGAATTGCGGCCTTGATAAAAAAGCAAAACAATCCTGCCCAACTAAAAAGTACTAAGTCTACAGGAGGCATTTTTTCGGTTAATCCTGTCAAAACTGCTAGTAAAGTAGGGACGGTAGCTAGATGCAATAATATTACTGCTACCCAACCCATAGTTTCTGCGCTTACGTGCGGAGCATGTTCTTTGATGTTCTTGACCCATAAATCTAAATCAAACAAATCATGAATTTTTGATTTAAAAGTTGCTACAAATGCTTGTGTGTTCATGTTAATCCTTAATTATAGAATATGTGATGGCCAATCTTGGCTACGGGTTTTTTGTTCCAGCCGGGCTGTACATAGTCACCGTGAAAATATAAAGCATTTTTCAAATCTGGAAGTCTAAAACCTTCCAGTAATACTTTTTTGGCCACTTCCATTGATTCTGTGTAAACTGGGCCATTCATTGGTTTTAAGCTGGCACCTGGATTTTCACAATACCAACTAAATTGGCAAAAAACTTTTTCGTATACTATATTCTTTTGATATACTACCTTACAGATATCGCCGGGAAATTGGCTACTTTCTGCACGGTTGATTGTAACTTGTGCGACAGCTACTTTGCCTTCAAACGGCTCACTGCCTGCTTCATGGTATATATTACGAGCTAGACAATCTAATTGTGCTTGTCTCATTTGTGCTGTAATCGGACTCGCTGTTTCTCGAGCTTGTTTGAGATGTTCAAATTTCTTTGAAACTGCTAATTGTGCTACAAATACTATTGACATTGCCACTAGTATATTGATTCCTATTTTGATAATGCGTATCATTTTTGTCTCCTTTACGCTGGATGAGGTATCGCTACTACCGTCATTGGTTAATGTTTGGCTGTATCTATTTCTCCTAAAGTTAATAGCCGTTGCCCCAAAACCTTTTGGGGACAATATATAGTTATCCTCTGTTTCTAGAGGAAAAGTACTATGTTTATACTTATACACAGTCTAACGCCTCATACGAGAAATGTCAACTGCTTGTTCATCACTAAAAACCGGCACTGCGTTGCTTTTATGCATGGTTGCAATGCCCTTTACCTTATCACCAGTATAAACCTTAGCTGGTGATAATGTTGCAACACCCGAATTTGTACCCAAACTTTTGATGTGCGCTGTTGTATTACGACCTTCTGGAATAGTTAATTTGTATGCTGTATTCAAATTAGGAGCAGATAACGCACGACTGCGTTTCTTTTCTTCTGCTTCGATACCCCATTTTTTCTGAAGTTCCTTCCATGACTCGTCCAATTCTCTAGCTTTCCTTGCGTGTTCTGCTGAAGCGAATTTCTTTTTGCCTTTCTTTTTGCCTGTAGTTGAATACATGGGCGGTAATAGATGCATACTCATTAGTAACATCCAATCATTGTAATATTTTTAGCATTGTTGGCAATCCAAGCACCGTACTTTTTGTGAAATTTATCATATGGCTCACCTAACTTGTTAGGATCCAATGGTAAATGATAATAACTAAGCCAGGTTTTAACTACCCCAGTTAGATCTTCTACTGACAAATGCCCCATGGCCAAATCAAGATAATTTTGAGCTTCTTTATTCACTTTGTTTTCTGACTTTCCCTTCATATCTTTGCCGCAACTATGAGCAAAGTATTGTGCATCAAATTTTAAACAATTCCAAAAATCTTGCTGATCTGGTGTCAATTTTAACTCCAAAAGTTATAACAATACTAGTATTATACTAGTTTGTTCAAATTATGTCAACGGAGTTTATACTCGAAAACTTTCTCCGCAACCACAACGGTCACGCTCGTTTGGATTTTGAAAATCAAATCCTTCGTTGAGTCCATTGCGGACCCAATCCATTGTTAGCCCTGTTAAGTATGGTTCATCTTTCAAACTAACTAGCACACAGAAATCATTTTGAGCATAATTGATTATGCCTTCTGTTCCTTCGTACTGGTCCACATACTCTAACACATACGCTAATCCACTACAACCTGTAGTTCTTACACCTATACGAATACCGACGCCCTTGCCGCGTTTGGTAAGATTTTCTTTAATCTTAGCCTTAGCTTTGTCGGTTACGGTAATCATTGATTGCGGCCTTTACTGCGTCTTCTGCGAGGATTGAGCAGTGAATTTTAACAGGTGGAAGAGCCAACTCTTCGGCGATGTCGCTGTTTTTAATACTTCCCGCCTCGTCCAACGTTTTTCCTTTGAGCCATTCTGTGACCAAGCTAGAACTGGCGATTGCACTTCCACATCCGTATGTCTTGAAACGAGCATCTCTAATAATACCATCTTCATCTACCTTTATTTGTAGTTTCATGACATCACCGCAAGCAGGTGCACCGACCATACCAGTACCCACTGTAGGATCATTCTTATCAAAAGATCCTACATTACGTGGGTTCTCGTAATGATCGATTACTTTGTCGCTATATGCCATATTAGTTTGGCACCGCTACAATTTTATGTACACCGGATGTGGGGTCAATCATTTCTTGCCAATGCATACCTGCTGGAGGTGCTTGAACAGTTGGTTGTGTATAAACAACTGAAGGCTGTGTATAAACAACTGGAGGCTGTTCAACAACCACTGTATTTGGACGACTTAATTCGTATCCAATTACTCCACCTACTACTGCCGGTGCAACCCACCCTAAGCCGTAGCCGCCACGATAGCAACAACCACCACGATGATAAAAACCTTCATGGGCACTTGCTGATCCGACTAATGCCAATAATGATAAAGCAAAAACTATCTTTTTCATAATATACTCCTTAGCGTATAATATAATAACGCCTTAGACTAATATTTAGTTGACTTATTTTGACTCTTTACGTGCGTTTTTGACTGCCGTAACATCGTTACGTGTTTCTTTGCACAATTTAGCCAAATCTTGACAATGCTTACGAACGCGAGTGCCTGCGGCACCTACTTCTTTATCGTAAAACTTTTCAAAATCTGATTCCATTGCTTCGATGATTGCAGTGAATTCTGCAAATTTATTTGTAGCCATTTAATTCTCCTTTAGGCAAGTACAGAGTACTTATATCTAGTTTAACACACTAAAAAATGTTTGTCAACCGCAATTGGTATCGCCCGATCCAGGGCCTGCGGTTGTTCCGTCGATTCTTGCATCGCCTACTCTATGTACGGATTTACCGTTTATGAAAACAGTTCCGCTACCGGCGGCCGCTGTTTGGTTAGCCGCAATACCTTGTGAGTGGCCACGAGGATTTCTATTATAAAGATCATCATTTTCATTACTGCCGGTTTGGCCGACAAGAACTACTCCTTTGCCGTTGATCAATACATTAGTCGACAGCCCTTTATCAAAAGGTGCGCCGCCATGTGCATTTGTATCGCCTGCTAATGAAACAGATCCCATTATGCTGTTGCCAATTTAATGCCGGTAGTCTGCTGGATATATGTGTCAGCCGCATCTTTCATAGTTGGAGCCAATACCATAATACTATTCTTATTAATAGTAATATCGATATCCGAACTTGTAGTAAACAAAAATGGAACAAGGCCTACTCCATCCTTAGTTGCCGTTAAGCAAAGTGGTTTCTTAACAGTAACACCTAATGGGCCATCCGACACTAGCTTGGCGACAATTTCTTCACCTGCTGTGGTTTTGATTGTTACGATTTCGCCTTCTGCAATACCTTTATTGATTAACATGTTTATCCTTCGAAATGTTTTTTGAGTTCTGTAAACCCGCCTATTAATTTATCGTCTAAAAATATCTGCGGCACAGTTCTGGCATTGGGTACTGCTTCCAGTAATTGTTCACGTGTGTAATCTTTATTAATATTGCGTTCTTCGAATTCAATACCTTTCATTTTTAACAATGCCTTTGCTTGATCGCAATAAGGACATTGATTTTTACTCCATACAATAGCTGTCATAATATTTCCTTTGTGTTATTATAGCGCAGGCAAGGCATCGTAGTCAATACCTTCTCCCATAATACCAATTACATAATTAGTCGATTCGTTTTCTTGTAGTGCAGTTTGTTTTTTACTTGTATCTGAATGTTTATTGAACCAAGGAATCGGAGTTGATTTTGGAGCAGTCTGTTGATACTTAATACCGATATCCTTTAAAGCACTGACCGCGGTATAATCGACAAAATCAATTAGAATATTTGCATTAAGGCCGATTACCGGACCTTTCTTAAACAAATAGACTGCCCAATCTTTTTCTTCACGGATAACATCCATGTACATTTGATAAACTTCCTGCTCACATTCTTCTTTGGCTTCTACAAAACGTGGATCTTCTTTGACTACTTGATTGATAATATAAGCAGTCCAACCTTTGTGTAGTAGTTCATCCTGTAGAATCAAACTGATAATGTTGCCATTACCAATAAAAATCTTATTCTCTACCATTGCAAGAGAAGTTGCAAATGATACCATGAAGCGAAAGGCTTCGAGGGCGTAACTAGCATTAAGAGCCATCCAAATAGCTTTAATATGTGTTTGTTCATTGATCTTTTCTCCGGCTTCTTTACGGCAATTGATAAGATGAAGTGCATCATAATATTTGCCAACACTTGATGCCATACTAACAATTTCTTGTGTGTCGTGAATAGTGTTGAATATATCCTTAGGCACATTATAAATGTTACGGATTATATGACTATAGCTTTTGCTATGAATGTTTGTTTCAAAAAATCCCCAATTATACATTAATGCTTCTAGCTCAGGAATACTGCATACTGGTGTAAACACTTGTGTTGGGCCGCGTCCTTGTAAACTATCTAACGCAGTCTGTCGTAATAGATTGCTTGTAAAGATGTGTTTGATAGCTTCGCTGGCATCTTTAAAGTCATTAGCATCTTTACTCAAACTAATTTCTTCTGGTTGCCAAAAGAATCCACGTGCTGTTGCATCAAAGTCTGCAATCTTTTTATATTTTACTTCCTCAAATCTTTGAATGGTCACTGGACCTGCAGGATCCAAGAACATCTTTCGATTGAGATAGTCTGTCTTTGTGTTTAAATTATATTGTGCTTGGCTCATGTTCGTTTTATTCTTGTGTTAAATGATAGACTTATTCTATCTTCTTTTGCCATATTCTGTTCTACACCGTGAGGCATAAAACTAGGAAAGGCTACTAACAATTTAGGTTCTGGTACTAGAGTAGCAACCGTAGAAGTTATCGGTGTACGATGACGACTTTCGATAGATCCCCAAAAATGATTTATCATATCAAATTCTCTAGTAATTTTCAATGGTGCCGCAGGTTCGGGTATACTAATATAAAATGTGCCGGATAAAATTCCGCTATGAGTATGGACAACATTGTAACCAGATTCGGAATTAATATTAAACCATAATGATTCGAATTCTAATTCTTTTGGAGAATCTAAGTCTGCCATGCAATTTTGTAAACGTGTAAGAATAATTTCTAAAATATTTTCTAAAGGTGTGTCGACAAAATCTTCTGTGAACTTAGTCTTACTTTGAAAAGATTTTCCTCGATTGGAAATATTTCTTCCAAAATTATCTTGACGATTCAATTGATGCAAATAAGTTTCTGCATCGGATAAGTTTTGATCAGATATTTCGTATAAAATGTCCGACCAAAGAGGTATCGAAAATACTGGATTTAGATGCATTATAGTTTACAAGCCTCGCAATCTTCTTCGTTATCAAAGTCTATTACTTCTAACGGTTGTATATCTTCAACAGCCTTACTACCAGCTTTGTTAATTAAACTGTAGTAGAATGTCTTCAACCCCCAAATATGTGCCTGCATTAGATTTTTAATAATCAATGTAGTTGGCACTTTACGATCTGCCCAATGTGCTGGATTGTAAAATGTGTTAGTACTTATACTCTGGTCAACATAGGCGGCAAGTATTGCGGCTGTTTTAAGATATACATCGCAATCCTTT